TCGGGCTATACCCTACGGGGGGAAAATAGGAGTGGTCCCTATTAAACCCTAGCATCCCACCACCTCATTCGCTCCTCCCAAACGCTATCATCCAATCCAGACTTATCGCATCGAGCCAATTGGCATAATAGGGGAAAAGCCCGATGATTTAACAGCGCCATTGATTTTCCGTACTTTGCGACAACCCACCAATTCATGTGCTGCCTGATGACCCATTCCATATCATCGGCCTCCTCCTCGGTATAGTGCATGGAGTAGTCCTCGCGGAATATCTCAGCCCCAACCTTCTCATGCATGATGTAGGAGTTGAAGCCGGTCTTGGGATTGGGCTTCATGGTCGCTGGTTTGCCGATGTCGTGGAACATGATTGCATCAGCCAAGAGGGGTAAGGCTTCGTTATGCTTGAAGTCCGACCATGCAAGCCGCATAGCGTCCACGATATGCGCCTTCAACGAGTGGTCGCCTTCGGGGTGATAGTCGGGGTTGTGGATGATGTTCTCCCAATCACGGAACTCCTTGATAGGAATGGAAATCGGGCCGTCATAGTGTGCCCTTACTAGAATTGGGCCATCACGACTATTCATCCATACAGCCCCCAAACCGGCCACCTCTAGGCTCATGAGTCATCCCCCCTATTCATGCACTCCAACACAAGTTCCCATGTGTGCATCAACACCCTTGCTGCCATCGGTACCGGGATAGGTACCCCTCTATACAAGTTGAATACCTCATCTTGGTTATACAAAGTTCCATAGTATAGGGCTTCATCAAGGGTTTCACATAGGTACACCGGGTCGAATACCCATTGTTGGACTCCGTGGGGTGGAACGTCACGCACCCAGCCACCCACATAGACGGCCCCCCCATCAGCCCAATCGTGATTCTCGTTTCCGTATAGAAGGCATCCCCTTATGCAGTCCTCTATTGTGAAGGCATCGGGTACCGTACCCTCTAGGCATGGGGCATAATCCCCTTGGGCGCGACCGACTGAGTACCTACTCGTCTCAGACTCTACGCTCCCTATGTCTATGAACGACTCCACTTCCACATCACCACTAGGTGTGAGATATGCACTAAGTGTGAATCCCCCCATGTGCATACGCTCAGTTAGTGCATTTATTACACTAGGTATCATCTAAGCATCAACTCCCTTGTTTCCTCTAGGCACTCGGGGCAATGCCAAAAGTTGCACCAGATGTTGCCGGTTACACTTAGTGTATTTTTGCAACCTAGTGTGGCGCAGGTTATCGTCGTTGTTCGCGTGGGTATGGGGGCTGGCTCCATGAGCAGCCCTAGACAAGTTCACATATAAAGAACAGGACGATATGCTCCTTCGTGCATCATCGAAGGGTATATAGGCAAACCGTCGCCGGACTTTGGATTCGGGACGCGCCAAAAAGCCCATCTATAGGTAGCCCAATACCGGCAACCACCACGCGAGATTTTTATTAAATTTTTTCAATTCGCCTCCACTTTTTAGTCGCAGTTTGGCCCTTCTTCTGACTATTGACATGGCCGCTTTTCTCGTACTTCCGCATGATAGCACCCACGCTAAACGCATTCAACTGCGTCCAATGATTACTAATCGTTTTATTTGCCATATACGCAATTTCACTACTGGTAAGCCATTGGTCGCCCCACCACCCGTTCAATACACCTTCAATCGCCTCGGCATAAACCTGACGCTTTGGTTTTGGTCCGTGCCTTCGTATTTCAGGGTTTTGCACCTTGAACTTAGTGCGCCGATACCCTATGCGTCTATTCTTTGGTTTTTTTCCTGCCACTCACTCACCTTCGTATCACTCTACCGCCGAGACTACTCGACTTCTCTCTTTGAGGGGCGCTTGTCGCGCCACCCGTCCACTCACCCTTCTTCATGGTTCCCATAACTACGGGAAAGTTTGGTGACTTATAAGTGAATTGGTCTATAGCATGAGCCAGCGCCATTGCACAGTCGTTGTGCCGACCCAAATCCTCAATCAATCCATCACGCCACGCATGAGTCTCCAACTCTTCAAGGAGAATATTAACAATCTTTCTAGTATGGTCATCTCCATAGGGGAAGCATACTAACTCGCGCTCGAACCAAACTCTCATCCGGTTCAATAACCCCTGCTTCACCGTCCGATTGCTAACCTTGCTCTCCCGATAATCTATCACACCGCCCTTTTGAGCAATCAAACTCTCATACAACTGCTGAAACCCAACAGCCTCAACCGCAAATGCGGGAGTACCATACCGCTTGCTCCACTCAATCATCATATCGGCCTGTTTATCCGGGGGGAAGTCATTACGCCTCCAAATATTCACTAGGTGGATATAACCATCACTATCCTGCTTCAAACAGACCATTACACTATAATCTTGCCCCAAACCGTGTGCAGGGTCAAACCCAATAGAATATTTACCCTGACCAAACCGTTCTTGTTCCAAAACAGCATCCATATTGAGATTTTTTCTTGTTAAATTTCTAGGATAGACAGCCGCCTCATCATCTATGACCCTACACAGGTATTCTTGAATAAATGACAATTCTCCCATAGCCGACTTTTGTTCTAGGAGAAAACTAAGTGGTCTAAACTCCGGCCACAACTCCTTTGGTGCAACCCCATCCGGGTCAGACTTCCATTCATCCCAATTGGGAATGCTAGACCAAATACCATGTCTCCACGTTTCATTCTCAATCATCTCAGTATGATAAAGGTCAACCATACTCATCGGCGTACCAACAACGTAAATCGAAGTACCGGGACTCAACATAGGCGTAATCTTCTTCCTAAACCAATGACGGATGTTAGTCCAGTCCATATCGCCCATATCATCCAATACGTCATCCATAGCGATACACGCGGGATGCTCGCCACGAATAGCGGCCCCAACGCTTGTAGCCCTTATCCAAGCACCGTTCGTAAAGTGCAACTCCAACTTATTACCCCGTTTCTTGTGAAGATACCTACTAAGTTGGGGATGTTGCTTCATATCTTCCCTAATCTCCTCAAGACGCCGCATCGCCAAGTCTTTGCTCGCTGAGAACAACCAACAGGTAAAGGGTTTGTTTCGCCATTTCTCAAATAGGGCACTATGCAATAGTTTTACCCTGAGAGTAGTGCTTTTACTATGGTCGCGGGGAGCAATCACACAAACACGATGGACTTGAGCATCACCACGCTCTCCGTACATTTTCATCCATTCGCCTATATGGTCGCCCCAAGTATAACCAAGCCAACGGTAAAAATAGGAAACATCGGTCCTAGACCTCTCCATAGAGAAATCAACATTAAAATTAGGCATTATCAATCACCGGAGCAAAGAGATTTCCTACAACTCCCAATTCTTTATCAAGAAGATGAGCAGAAATACCCGGACGAGCCAAAATATAACCCTTTCTATAATGCCAACGGTCATTTCCAGCCAAACTAGGTAATTGTATCACCATAGCACCACCCTTCTCAATTACTTGTTGGTGGTGTAAGTGCCCATGAAACCAAATCTTGTGTTGGCAATTACCCCAATTCTTCCACTCTTCCTTAGCCATAAGTCCCGGCAAATCCATTCCCTTAACGCCATCACCATGCGTAAAGCCAATGAGGTTATTACCCCAAACAGCATATTGACGCAACTTAGGGTCTAACTTAACTACTACATCATCAACATTTTCATATACAGCACCCAAATACATCATCAAGGCTAGAGAAAGGTGTCTATCGTGATTACCACGCATAAAGAATATTTCAATTGGACATACACCCCTCAATAATTCAATATGCTCCCTCGCAAGAGCGCACCCATCCATGAAAATTTGAGTGGGGCTTACTGACATATCTTGTGGTGTACCCTTCGTCGTCGTTCCTTCTTCATTATCAACATGAAACCAATCACTACCCGTAGCAAGGAAAATTTGCTCAGGACGGCCCGGCATACGCTGAATTAAGTTTTCGGTTCGCTCAAGTACCCTTTCACTAGCCATTTCAGTATCATATTTATTACCAGTTTCGTCAATCCAACTACCTGAGCCAAAATGAAGGTCGGTAGGGGAAATTACAATGGCATAGGGACTTGCCTCATCCATTTTAATAGGTTTAACCTTCTTTGGTGCCATATTAGTTTTGTTAAGAGCGTCTTTGAACTCTTTATAGAAAGTGTCATCAAGATGGCGCCATTTATTAGCATCTTTAGCCATACTAGCAAAATGTGCCCTTTTAGACTTTTGGAGAACAGCGTTACGCTTGACTTCAAGATAATCAATGACAAGTTCTTCTTCAGTCTTTTCAAGAAGGATTTCATCGGTATGTGGACTCATCGGGTGCTTCCATTGGTGCGCCCGAATGTAATCCCGCATCCAAAGGATGGGAAACTCGAATCTGATTGACATTTGTTCAACAGTTAGCCTAGAGCCGCTATCGGAATACTCCTTTTTCATTTCACGATGTTTGTCACCTTTAATAGCAATCATGCTATTAGGTTGCTCCATAAAAGTTAGATAAAGGTCAGCCTCTTTATCATAATAGGATTTCATAATTGGGGGAACATCAACCTTATAGTTTTGCTTAAACTCACTAGGAACACTCTTCATATATGAAGGATTCTT